TTGTAATGACTTTTAAACTTCGCCTTGCTCCTCACATCTACCACGGCAATCTCAATCATCGCGCATAGCAAATTACGAATGTTGTTGATTTCATTTACATCGATTTCGCGCATACAAGTTCAATCCCGAATTCCCTAGCCAATTCAATTGTACTCGGATCGTTCTCGTACTTGTCCGAATAAGCAATCGTGTTGATTCCATATGCCGCTGCACTCCGCAAGCACTCGTTGCATGGGAGCGTAGTACAGCACAGCAAATAAACCTCTCCGGGCCGACAATACCGCAACGCATTCGCCTCGGCATGGATCACAAACTGCCGCCTTCCCTCCCGATCATCCCAGTCCTCAAACATCCCAGTCGGATACCCATTGTACCCAACCCCAGCAACAGAGTTGTCTTTGCGGAACACCACCGCTCCAACCTTTCTCCAAGGGTCTTTCGACTTCGTCGCAGCAGCAAAAGCCAACTGCATTCCATATTCGATCCATGTCATATATTTTTGTTAATCCATTCAGCTACTCGTTTCGCTTGCGGAGTCTCCTCCCGAATAATCTGGTCATAGCAGACATCACCATATGATTTAAAAATCTGCACATTATTAATCAACCATCCCATGTGATAGCCAGAACGCATAAAGTCGATAAAGTTCTGCGTTGCCTCTCTGTCAACAACAAAGTTCAACCTGCCAAACTTATGCTCCCAGTACCACTTCTCTTGGCAGTTGATGTGACCATGCCCACCTTGCCCCGGCAACGCAGCAGAAAAGACAATCACAGGCGCAAGTTCCGTTAGCTTCTTCACTACATCGCCAGCAAGACTCTCATCGATATGCTCGGCAACCTCCAGACACAATGCCAAGTCATACCTGCCTGCCTCATCAAACATCGACTTAACGATCTCTGGACATCTCTTGTCTGGATCAATCCCAACAACATCATGACCCAACTCGCGCAATGCTTGCACATAGATGCCCGGCCCACATCCAACATCGATAATCTTCATATCAACTCTGGTAGCCTCCTTCTCTCTTTCTCGCGAAGGATAAAGTCCCAGACTCGTTGCAGCGTCTCGTAATCCCCTTGACATTCCTTCTCGTCCTCGTTCCGCCACTTCGTAAACTCTCCGCAATCGTCGTTGACCATTGCTCGCAGTTCTCCTTCAAGGTCGCTTATCAGCAATAAGGCATCGACCCCATGTACAGCATACTCATGCTCCCATTGCTCCTCTGGCAGGTTAAATTCTAGTGTTGCTTTCATGGTAGCATCCTTGTCATTGCCTCTAGTCCGTTGCCATCAGCGTACCATCCTTTGCCTTGGTAGACATCCAGCACATCCGAGAAATACTTCTCGTACATTGGCGCAACCTTCTCCAGAGAGAAGTTCTCTGCCCATAGCCTGCATGATTCGGAACTGATCGCACCCTGCTGGATAGCCCTGATCGCATCGACAAAGTCTCCCATCGTCCTGCATCGATAGCCTGTGATGCCATGCAGATTGTTCTCCGCAAAGCTACCCCAGTCTGTCGTGATTGTTGGTGTGCCACTAAACAAGTTCTCGATCTGGACCCCACCGAATGGCTCAACATACTGGGACGGGATCAATGACCCTTTGGCCTTGCTCATCAACTCACGCCTAGTCTCGATGTCAGCGTAGCCAATGTACTCGACATGGTCAGGTATCTTGTAGCCGGGTTCCTTCTGCCCTGCCACCTTGAGATGCACTCCTGCCCGTTCTGCTGCTTGGAAAGCCACATCGCATCCTTTGCCGCTATAGACCCTGCCGAGATACAGGAAGTAGTCCTCCTTCTCGTCATTGCCTCGATAGGTGAAGTCTTCACGATCAAAGTAGTTTGGGATCACCACATCGTACCAGTCCTGCCTACACGATCCAACTGCCTGAAGACCGCAATAGGCATGATAGATCGCATAGCTTTCCCAGACCTTCCATCGCGCCCAATGCCCACCAGCGTAGCCGATACCCGGCTCAACGCAGATCATGTCTTGATGGGCATCGCAGACTGGTCGTACTCCACTACCCCAGAACGGCAGAATGAAGTCATGCTTCTGCTTGCGAAGCCCAACCTCACGAATGGCATTAGCGTAGAATGTACGATAAGCGTGATCGTTGACATCGAATTTGAAGAAGGTCTTGCGCCAGTCGTGATCTCCGTACGCTACCTGCCAGTCCTCGTTCTCCAGCACAGGAATGTGTTCAGTACACTCCAGCACCGAATCTCTGTGACCATAGTGCAAGACCTCATGGCCCCTTGCTGTCATCATCCTTCCGAATTTAACGACCTTCTGCGTGTACGCACAGGCATTGAATTGCTTGGAAGAAACTGTGTGGGGTAGCCCCAGTATGTGGAATCTCATAGATATGCTTTCTTTCTGAATGGATCGACCTCTAAACCTAGTGTTGTGCAGATGCCTTCAAATGATTTGGTCTTAATGAAGCGTACTGCATCTTCTCTCCAGCTTGCTGCAATCTCTCTGTTGCGCTCGCAGACGATCTTGGATTCATCAATAGCTGCATCCGCCATCGCTTGATGAATGATCTCGCAGAGGATGTTTCGTGCAAACATCACTTCCTTGTCCTCCTTGGTCTGGATCATGCCTTGTCTGCTCGTTCCTGCGCCTGCTCGTTGCTGTAGGTTCCTTGATGGTATCGCCGAGATAGCTTATCCCTGTTCATTCGGATCACCTCTTGGATGGTCACGGCATCCTCTTCTGTGGAGTTATAGTGGTTCAGGATGCCTTGGATGAAGAAAATGATATCACCACACTCCTCTAGCACATTCTCGCGATCCAGAGGCTTGCGGTACATCACGCTTTTCTTGATGGCATCTAGCAGTTCGCCTGCTTCCCCGGCAACGCCCATAGCCATGTGAGTTAGGTGGGCATCCTTTGGTTCCATCTGAACGAGGATATCGATACCCGGCTTGCAGAGTGATTCCACGAACTGGGCATATGTTGGTTCTTGTTGGTTTGGTGTGTCTTGCATAAATGGTACTCTATTATCTACAATCTGCATTATTGGAAGTTATAGCCTATTTCCGCTTAATAATCTTCTGGTTTCTAGTGATATACGCTTGAATCTCTTCCATGTCCTTTTTAGCCTCTAGGAGTCCATCAGGCGTATTGTTATAAGTGTGCTGGTACTTTGGGAGCGGTTCTCCTCGTTGGATGCGAGGTCCGATTGGGCATCCGTTCAGGCAGATGGTTAGCCTGATCTCTAGGTCAGTTCTCAAGTTGCTTGTTCTCCTCTAACTCAATTCTGCGTGTGGGAAGCTGGAAAGCCAATGTGAGCGGTTGCGAAGTCTCGATCTCAATCTTCTCTCCGTACTTCTTCGGAGCCATTTTAGACGCTGCCCATTTGAGTGCATCGACCCGTAGTCTGCCTATGCCTGCGTCATGGCTTGAGTAGGATTCGTCAACGATTAGCTCTGCGTAATAGTCTGCCTGCTCTGCGCGTGCCTGTGCGTACTGGTTGGCAAAGCTCTCATGTTTGCGTAGCCAGTCATAAATTGTAGTGCGGTCTGGGAGGTGATCTGAAGAAGCAATTATGGTGCGAAGCGTTTCGCCTTTTGACAATCGTTTACAGATTTCTTCAGCAATTTCTTGCGAGAATATTGTGGGTCTTCCATTGATTTTTTTCTCTAAATTTTCTTCAGATTTGTCTTGACTCATTTTTGGTAGGGTCGTTAAAATAGCTCCGCAGGAACAAGCGAGTTGTTCTTGCTTCGCAGTCGTGATTGCTAGTGTTTATGCGGGTTTGCGGGTGGATGATGGTTGGGGGTTGTAAACGATTTGGACGATGGTTTTTTCGTCGCGTTTGTGCTTACACTTTTGTTGTTTGTAGTGAGCGGTGATTGATTCGGGATCGTCATCAGGAATGAGTCCAGCATAGCGAAGTTGATCGGTGAGAGGTTTTGTTCCCCCGACGAAGTTGTCAAAGTCTTGGAGCTTTGTGCTAACTCGCTCAATGACGAGAGTAGTGCGATTTTTGCCTTTTGTTTGTGTTTGTGGAGGTGTGACCAATGGTTTGACAGAATCGTGTTGAGGCTGGGCGTCAAGTACCCTGTGAGATGGAGGGTCAGGGTAGTACTGCCCGTCTGGGTGTCTGTGGTAACCGAGGCTTTTGAGTTGTTCATGCGTCCAATTCATTGGGTGGGGTTGTGGAGTTTTATGCGGTTACTCCACGGGTTCTAATGATAACCAGCAACTACGCTGCCGCCGCAATACCCAAGGTTTATTCTTTCGGGATGTAGCTGAATGTG